GTACTGTTATCAAGGGCCCAAGCCCAATCTACGCATACGCGCCATATAAGATGATTCAACCACGTCCTCGTCAGATTCAGCAGCAGGGGCACGGGCAGCGGAGGCATGATAAGAAGGAAATACGGGAGATGGATAAGCGGGAACGGCAGCAGGAACAGGAACAGCAGCAGGAACAGCAGCAGGAACAGCAGCAGGAACAGCAGCAGGAACAGCAGCAGGAACAGCAGCAGGAACAGCAGCAGGAAATACAGGCGCAGGAACAGCAGAAGCAGGCATTGATGCCGCCGCGCGCAATGTCGGTATTGCACCTATAACTATTTGTTGTTGCTCAACTGTTAACAACTCAGCTGGATTATAATACATTATATGAAAACTCCGTACATCACCAGATGGATCATTCATTATGGTATGGAAATTAGAATCATTTATTTCGATTATTCGTTTACTGGGTCCTAGTACGTCAATCATATAAACTGGAAAAACTGGATTACATTCCGTGCCTTCAGTTGGATTCGATGCCCTAGCAATTATAAATATGTGTCCAATCGTAGTCTCACTTAGATATCCAGCAATATATGCGTGCCCTGGTGCGAGCCCAGTAAACTCACCAGGCACACCAGTAATATGCTGCCACCAATGTTCAATACTAGAACAACGTCTAAAATCGTGGTTTCTATTGGTTAGGTACATCATTATACAATCCATTTGATCAGAATAAAACCCACCTGCTATTCCATTGTACGTCATTCTCATTAAATCGGCGGTTCTTAAATCGATATACCCCAGCATTTGTATCGCAGTAATAAAACAATCCATATTGTTTTGGAATGTTCTATTAAACTCATCAAACTGGGTATTCGTAATAGGCACCATCATTGGAGTTAAATGTATATCTCCACCAAATCCTCCCCCATTGTATATTTTGGATGGAGATTTTGAGCGACTAACCCCCTTGGTTCGACCGCGCGTTTTTGCGTGCTTTTTCGCCCGGCTCTTTCGGCGTGAGGTTCGTCGACCCTTCTTCTGAGGACAGTTAACCACGCTAGTGGTGCGGGGCGAGAAATATTTATTAAATTCCGATATAAATTCCGAGTCTGGGTGATTCGTGGACTGTTGGTCGGCCATATTATACCTTATATAATATACCTTATATAATTGCAAATCCTTAATATGTATAACTAAATGTACACACGAACCGCGGTATTGTCAAGGTTCTCAATAATCTTGAAAATAATTAGTAAAATAAAATGGTTATACATCACGAGAGAACAATTTATGCCCAGACCGAGTCTTGGACAAGTTGAAAGACAGAGTCTTGGCCGATTTCTTGGACCGTGACTTAGAAAGGGTCATCAACGGAATATCCAACATCGTACTGACGGTGGACGCGGGACTAGGACGAGCAGCGGCAGCAGCAGCAACAATCGGCGATATAACCCGATTGGTCTTACGTGTGCCGCGACCACTAACACACTTAAATTCGGCATTTCTAACGTGACCCACTTTGCAAGCCTTCACACACCGTCTAGTACGCGGATTCATTTCAAATCCATCGGGGCATCCCAGGCCAGTCGGCTTAACACACTTAAACGCTGGATCTCTAACTTGCCCAGTCTTGCACACATTCACACAGCGTTTCGTAAGCGGGTTAAACTCTTTGCCGACGGGACAATCACGAACAATCTCCGTATTGTGCATTGCTGCATCAGCCAGAGCAGGAGCAATCACGACAGCAGGAGCAGCGCTATCAGCGATTTCAGCAGCAACCTTCATTTCCGCCGACACCTTGTCCGCAATCAAATGGTTCTCAATATGCTTGTTATGTTTTTCAAGGAGTCCGCTAGTCGTCAAAATGTCCTCATATTTCGCTAATAATTGTTCAGGAGTGGAACGTAGAAATACTCCTGGACTCAACATATCCACAATAATGTCAGTCAAATTTTTATAAAATTCATCAGACAATAAATGCTTAGACCGTTGTAGAAGAAATATAAGCGCAATTCCAAGACCATATGAATCAACGGTATCGATCGATTTATCAATAAATCGGTCGTAAGCCTCATCCGTCGGTTCAAACAAAAGAACATTTTGAAATGCGGCTGTGGTCATCATCTTTACCGCATTGTTCTGATGCATTTTTTTGAACCTAACTGGGAGGGTACTAATAAAAAAATATCCGCAATTCTGTGCAACCGACTTAGCGAATACTTTATATGCACTCTCGGTCTTTCCCCTCCTCGCCGACGCCATATATATGTCTTTATTCCAATAAATAGCTTCGAGTGGGAACGACCAATGATGTTTATTACCGAGCCAAGACGCCGACAATTTCGCCGCATAAATACGCGTAGACTTCTTCTCCATAAACCCGAAATCAATCAAATTCGCCCGCTTCGTTGCCTGGTCATAAACGATATTTTGTTGTTTTAGGTCGTGATGCACCACATTATTGTCGTGTAATACTTTCAGACCATAAAAGAGGCGAACGGCTTCTAACCAAAACAGTTCAATGGCGTCCACGTGTTCCTTTGTTTTTGTCCAAGTGCGAACTTCCTCGCCAAATTGTTCGAGGTCTTGTCCGCCATATGCCATCACGAGCAGAGAATAATCGTCTATTTTCGCTGGATCAAATTTCCCCGAGGGGCACTTGGATATAGATCGTATATTGCTCAATATTCTGTCTGGCTGACATTTGCTGGGTTTACCTAAATAAAACTGCTTTCGTTTATCGGCGGCATCAATAAGTGCAAATTCTTTCAGTTCTTTCATTGCGTTTACCGAGGTCATTAACTTGGAAATATCATTTTTGTTTCGCGGAGGTTCATTTTGGCACTTCATAGGCGGGCGGTGAGCACACCCATACGTGCCCTCGCCAATCACATCGGAGGGCTTATCAATATCAAATGCCGACATTGTATAATGTAAAGTATAACATATTATGATATATTATGCAAGTTTATTGTAATTATTGTCAAGGTTCTAGACACTCTTGAAAATAATAGGATCAAACAGTCAGCGCACTGCTCTTATCAACGTGAACCTCTTTAAGAACATTACGCATAATTTTCTCTTCAAATTTCAGGTCTTCTTCTTTACCATATCCACCCAACGCCGCCTTGTGGAACTTGAAGTAATCCTCACAAACATCGGTACCAATCTGTTCTACCGCGGGTTTATTATCACTGTACCATCGCCATAACTCTTTCATATTCTTCTTGGCGACACCCCGTACAGCCTTGCGCATCTTTGTCTTGTCTGCGTCATCCTTCTCCCATTTGTCGGCATTCTTAATGTAGATGGTTTCGCGTTTCAAGTCGGTGCAATGCAACGGTCGGGTATGCATCTCCATATCACGGAAACGGTGGGCCATCACGGTAGAAATACCTTCCACGAAACCCACTTGTCCAGTATGAATAAACTCGTCACGGGTCACTTCAATTGAATCAATGAAATCGTCCATACTGATGGCATCCTTACAGGTTTCATTCAAGAAAACATTGAGATTGAACTTGTTGTTGTTCGTCGTATTATTGTTGTGACAATTGGTACTAGTACTGTTACCAAGTTTGCCATCTTTGACCGCTTCTAACAATTGAAGTTGTTGCTCCGCCATCTGGCTCTGTTGTTCCGCCAATTGCTTGGACTGCTCCAACATAAGTGCCTTGAACTCTTGGTTTTGTTTGAGCAATTCAATGACGAGGGCAGCGTCAAACTGGGGAGGTTGAGAAAGTACATCTTCATTCGGGGGGTCATCCGTCGTATGTTTGCACACCCGCTTATGGTACCACAGACTATTTCGGGCAGTATAACTCTTACCGCAATCGCAGACAAATTCTGCAGCGGCATTATTAGGGCTTGTTTCCGTTCTAGATGTTCGGTTTAGGTGTTTTGCAGTCAATAGATGGGTCTTGAAATTGCTATACTTGCTGCATTTAAAGTTACATTTGTCACAGAATAAATTACAGGCATTTTCTGGCATTTTATTTGTTCTAAATCGTTCTATACAATAGAACTAGAAAATGCCTCTAAATCCTTTTGCCCATAAAATACTTAAAAAAGTATGCAGTTGACATTTTCCTCAAATAATCCGAATTCGCAGCATTATGCTAACAACGTGTTTTTCCAAGAGGCCTTTTGCAACATTTACCTGGCACTTTTGAAAAATGGACATTTATATTATTGTCCATTTTTACAGAGCGATGCCATTTCTTTTCTGGACTTTTATAGAGAGTGAATAAAGTAGTATATTAAAAGGATCCCCCAAAGTGGACCTCTTCAAAACAAATGATGTATTAAAAAACTGGCCAGGCCAAACAAAACATCAATCAATAAATATACCCAAGCACCCTTGTTACCATTAATCGCGTTATAGGCAAAAAGAAAGTAAAATAAACTATGAATGGGTCGTAACATATTCCACCAAATTTTATCACCAAACACCTCGGGACCAGTTTGCCGCCCATCAGTCAAATAAATATAGATGAAGCCAATAGCAGGTAATAATGCTAAATACCCCAAATATTTCAACCACACAAGGTTCGCAATCATGGCAATATACACGAATAATGCCCTCGTTCCAATACACCCAACCAAAAACAGTAGGAATCGTTTTTGTAAGTTTTTAGTATTGTTCATATCAATGATATAGTATACCATATCAATAGAACATAGTTATCAAGAAAAACAGGGGTGGGGAATAAAAAAGGGAACAAACCCATTTTTATTTTTTATGGTGCAAAGCAAAGCAAATCCTTAATCAGTATCGGTATCGGCATCATCCGCTGAATTATAGTCCCCGCCAGTGACTGTGACATCGCCGCCAGATAGTTGATATTGTAGAATGATTTTTTCTAATCGGTTACGAATGGCAGAGCCCTGGCAATTGCGTCGGTCCCCATCCCTAAGGTCGGCAAACGAGGGCGGCACATAATGAATATTGTAGTATTTGATAGTAGCATACCAAGCAATAGCGTCGTGAATATGTCCAGTATTGTTCCAGGAACAAATAGCCAGCCCAAGAATACCAGATAGTTTGCCGTAGGTTTTGCCTGGGCGGTCAGTGAGAGTACCAATGGTTTGCTGTAACATCGCAAAATAAGCAAGAAAGAACGACTTAACAGTGGACGATTCCTGTGAAGTAAGGACAAGCGTCAGATGCGAATAGTTACGTTCGTAAGAGGTGTTCAAGTACAATTCGCTATGTTTAGTAAGAGATAATACAGCGCCGACCATATCGCCAAGTAGTTTACGATTCTTCCCCCCGCCAACCTCACCCACATATTGGCGAAAATGTTCACGCATTTCATCGGATTTGGATAAGCCAATGGCAAAGTGAACAACTGGGGTTGCGCGGCGTGCATAGAACTTATCATTGTCGCCGAGAGCCTTCCCGCTATTCACCCGTTCAAATATGTCAGAAATAATATCCCTCGCAGCAGCTGGAGAGATGCGGTCCATAATAAACACCTCCGCAGTAACTTGGTAGGTAGTGAAATTATATCGTTGTTCTGGCGTAAGTTGTGAATACAACAGGTTGTCGCAAGTCGGAAATTTGTCCAAATAGAACTCTTGCAAAGCCGTGAGGCGAGTCTGCCCATCCGCAATATTGTAGTAGTCGGCGAAAATTTGTTCGTTTGTGCCAGGGTCGGTTACAACCTCAATATGTTTGGTAAGAAGGAGAGCGTGAATCGGCCAATTGTTTAGAACCGATTCAACTAGGCGTTGTTTTTTCTTCTCGGGCCACGACGGAAACCGCTGATGTTCGGGAATACGGTACAAGGTGGTAGCGGGAGCGTCTTGTATTAGGCTGGTGCGAGGCTGAAAGACACGTGGGTCAATTAAATCGAAAAGCGCGTGTTGGCTGACAGTTCTTCTTACGGACATTTTATGAAAATGATTACGGCGTGAATGATGATACAATTATAAATATGCAAATAAAGTTTTCAATTTTTTGTGAAAATGTATATTATTCAGCAAAGTAACAATATAAAATATTCAAGAAAAAGGAATAAAAATAACCGAACAATATAATACAACTACGAATACACCCAATATGCCTCTGTCGGCTCAGGTCTTCGCCAAGAATCTAAAACCAGGAAAGAAATACGTGATCGAAATACAGTGGAATATCACGAATGATCTAAGAATGCCAAAAACATATACCGTGATGGGAACATATGTCCAAGCCGATTTCGTTAGAGGGCGAACACAGTCGTTTGACAGCGGACTAAAAGTACTACGAACCAAGTCGAGATATGAAACCACATTCAATGTGGACGGAAAAGATATCACAGTAAGCTCGGTAAACAAGTTTTACGAAGTAATCGAACCCGAGCCAGAACCGTTTGCGGCAGCCGCGGCCCTATATGCATTGCCGCTACCCAATGATTTGAAGAAATTCATCGGAACATACGTACCAGAAATAATGCCATTGAAGTATAGACGCAATCGTTCTACGTAAGAAAGCTGACCAATCAAAACAAGTTGACCCACTAAATCAAATATCAAGTCGTATTATACACCGATGAACATTTAGGTTCGCACGCTATGCGTGCGTCTTAATTGATTTATCGGTAACGTTGTATTTGAACACTATCCGAACTTTGTGCGGATTATAATGTTCAAATATGTATATAAATGCCTCGTTCCAACACAGGGCGTAATACGCCGCAGAACGGCGCACCGAGATCAATCCTTCGGACGCAAGGAGCCGAAGGTGCCAACAGACGTGACAGGCGCGGCATGTACCACCCAGAGATTACGAATGAAGGCTATCGAGAATACCGTACAGTTGAGGCGAATTATGGACCAGACGACTTCCACCAACCCCCAGCGCGACGAGAAGACCGCATGTTGAGCGGCTTAAGAAGTCGTGTTGCTAGACGTGACACTGCCGCACAATATCGTAATGATAGAGTAGCTGATTATAATCGGGATTTAGCAGAATATACGCGAGCAATGGCCGTAGATTTTGGTAGGTTGACTAGTAATGGATCGGAGACCGATTCAGATATCAGCAGTGTCTGGTCGGAAGATGATATGGACGCAGAGCACGGGGTACTGGATGTAGCGGATGCAAGACGATTGGCAGATAATGCAGAAAGGATCGCGAGATATAACAGCGGGGTCAACGATCACGTCAATCTCCCAAGATATGATGAAAACGCAACAGCATCATATAGCTATTTGGTATATAACACGATATCTAACTTTCTATCAAGAGCGTTCGGGCGTGGTGGTAAAACCAGACGAAGAAAGAATAAACAGAGTAAACAAACAAGACGCAAGCGACAGTCTCGACGTCACTAATTCGTTAATGGTGTAATACACGTACGCAAATTGGGAATAAAAAATTGAAAATATTAACAGAGAATAATAATTAGCATCTATTACGACGCGCCTACATTATGAACGCATATACGGATACAGACACAGACCCAATAATGAATCACAATCAATACGAAATATACGAGGACTGTAATGAAATCCCTGGATGGGTAAGATGGTTATGGTGGGCGACGATGTTTCTGATGCCAGCCGCCGCGGGACTGATAACGGGCCTATTAGAGAATGGCTGGTTACCAGATACATTCCGAATAATGTTGAACAATATGGAAGACGCGGAGAATACAGAAGAGGAAACAGAGAAGAATAAAGACGATAATAAGGAGAAGGATGAGTAAACACAACCGAAAAAAGAACAACAAAGAACAACAAAGAACAACAAAGAACAACAAAAAATGGCGCTAACCCCCCTTTTTTGCTGTAACAACGACCACAACCTAAAAACGCACAACCGCCCGACACATAGGGCAATTCACATAGTATTGACCAGACGCCGCATCATATTTTTTATTTTGTTCAGTATGCCCACCCCAACATCTACCACAGAACGTGTGTTTGCAAGTAGCAACAACCATAGGACATTCATATTTCGCGCCATACGTATATACCCATCGATCTTTCCAAGATGCAGTGCATTGATCCCAGTGATACACAAACATATTATCGTAACAGATTGGACAGTCATTGGACTCTGGCTCTGACTGTCGCAATTCCCGAACAGGGGCAAATCCAGTCCATCGGTCAATGAGGGCACGCACCGTCCTGTTCTTAGAAAGCGTCATAGAAATGGGACATAGCGAATACTTGCGATTATACTTGTTACCCATATGGTCGTGTGGCCACGTGGTTTTTTCATACATCGCATAGTTACTGGCGATATATCTCAATTCGTTGATAGCAAACGAACTGAAATCAGGACATTCTTTGCGCATCATACAATTGGCCATACTGTCAACAAGGTTTCGCCGACCATTCATATTACTGTTACAGGCCCTGGACGGGTGCGACAAACTATTACAAAATAGGCAACGATTAATAACAGTCTTATTCGCAGACAAATTCATTTTATAATAAAACAGTGTTCATTTAATATACTAATCATACATCCAGCAAAAAGTATTCAATTTTTCGCCTGTTTGTAAAAAATTGAATACTTTTTCGTACAATAACAAATGGTATCTTATCAACCCATCAAGGAAATTAACAATCAATAATGAGCGCTGCTAGTCAACATACTAACCAAGAAAACAACAACACAGACATTAGACCGTGCCCCCTTATGCGTAGCAATGCATATCGCCAGGAGCCCCCCACAGACGCCGAATTTGTCCTACCAACGGGCCAGGTCCAGATGGGGCAAATGACCCACGGCATCATCTATTGGAACGGCGAATGCATATACGCAGATGGATCCGTATATTACGGGCAATGGTCGAACGGGCAGCGAAGTGGAAGAGGAACGATGACAGAAGCAAACGGCCAAGTATATGACGGAGACTGGCAGAATGATCAGAAATATGGGACGGGACAAATGAATTACGTGGACGGATCAGTGTATAATGGATTCTGGGCAGACGATTGCAGGGACGGAGTGGGCCAAATGATTTATGCAAACGGCCAAGTATATTACGGAGAATGGGAAAATGGCGTAAAACACGGGCGAGGGGAAATGAAGTATGGTACAGGCGCAGTATATCAGGGCAAATGGGAAAACGACAAAAAGCACGGAAAAGGCAGGGTTACTGAAGCAAACGGTCTATCATATGACGGAGAGTGGACGGAAGATCTAATTCAGTACTAAACAAAACAACAAAACAACAAAACAACAAAACAACAAAACAACAAAACAACAAAACAACAAAACAACAAAACAACAAAACAACAAAACAACAAAACAACAAAACAACAAAACAACAAAACAACAAAACAATAAAAACGACTTGTATATAATGTATTTTTACTGCAACATTGAATGCATACAGCAAACATTAAAAACAAAAGTACAGTTAATTTTTTTATGTTTTTATGATAAGACCGAATAACCGACTCTATTGCACAATATGTCTGGCTTTCAAGATATCGGCGGGAACATTTTTAATATGAATGGATTCATCGGCCCAGCAACGAGAGCAAGAACTTTTGCTGAGATTCCATTGCGGAGTGACGTCGGGAAGGAAACCGTGAAATAGGCGTTCCGCCCGAACTTGATGAAAATCGGAGGTGGTAATGACGAAGGAAGGCAAATCGTCTTGCGAGAAGTTATGATTGACCCAGCGTTTCAAATACGCAAAGTTTTCGGCGGTATTGGTGGCGTTTTCATCAAGAACAATCTGAACGTTTTCATATGATGATGATTCATTGGAGAAAGCACCAGCAGCCTTGGACGCTTCGGAAGCAGATCCGTCACCTTGAAACGCATTCTTGACCCCCCCCGAAATGAATAGAATAATGGATTGATTATGGGAAGATTGAATGTACTGCATTGCAGCGGCAACACGCTCGCTGAGAATACGGTCGTCGGCGGAGCCCAAAACAACGAGGATGTCGTGTTTTGCGGATAAACAAAACACGAAATGAACGAATAATAAAACGAATAACAAGGAACCGAACATTGTAATTAAGGTTGCATAAAGAGATGATACTACTTACAAATCGAGAAAAAGTTATTCAATTTTATGAGCGAGGCATAATATACCAGTTGCACCCGCTCCCAACCTCAATTATAATTAGTAAAATTAACAGGACCGTGTGGACCGAAATTCGTCCATCCTTGAATAGCATTATTGGCAGGACCAGGTGGGCCAGCCTTTGATACTGCATGTATCCGAAATGCGTCTGCCCAAGACGGGAGAGATAAATTGGCATTATCTGAAATTACATGTTCGCGTGCCTGAATAGAAGTCGAAATAGGGTTTGATGAAACTTGATATTTGTCTATGAATTCAGAATTAATTTTATCATAAGGATTAGTAGTAGTATTATATTTAATTCCATAATTGGGATGTGTCGTAGTGCCACTCGGTGCGATTAAATCATCAATACTTTTACCTTTGTAATTGTATGCCATATATAATATATAACAATTGTATTTAACTATATACGGTAGTTATACAATATAAACATAACGGATAGTATTATTAATGATGATTATAACATTAATAAAATAGTAAAGTTTTTAGAAGAGGATAATAAACAAATATAAATTATATAGAAATAATGATATAAACTTAATAAAAAGAACATATGTCATCTGATTATTTAAACAGATGGTCAATCGAAATAGAAGATAGCCAAGAAAATATGATTAACTATGCTAATGTAATTAACGAGATAATCCATATTATTGCTGAACAACAATCAGTATGGTTAATAGATTATAAGAAAGAAACGAACATATTTATAGAAGTATTTTTAAACTCTTTGGTGAAATTTCATATTAATCGTTTAAATTTAAATAATAAAAATATATATGCATCTTGTTGGGCTGAAAGTAGTCAATATTGTTTTAGTTATGTGCATACGCATATAGATCACTGTGATATTGAAAAAAGATTGTATTCTACTGAAACAAGGAGACCATTTCTAACTTGTATTACATACTTTGATGATTCAGATATCCCATTAATTGCAACGAATATAACAGAAGAAATGTATAAAATAAAAGAGTACACCAATAACAATAATCATTTATATATTGAGTTTCCAAGATTATTAAAGCATATCGTGTTTCCAGCTGGAAAATATTTTCATGGAGAGAGTTATTTAAATAAACAATATGAAGAAAAAAACAGAAAAAAAATAGTTATTGCTTTATGGACAGAGGAAAATAAACCACTATATCTACCAACCTTAGCGACAGACATGTTGTTATACCAACATTGCTACCGTATAAAAGATATTAATTCAATGTTAAATATTGCGTGCAAAATAGAAAATAAATCACCTATTACTTTTAAACCAATCAATTCCAATATCAAACGAATAAACATAACTAATACTGATACGATTAACCATAGATTCTTTGAAAATTTTATAGAAAAAAAGAAAAAATATTCGGCGGAATGTTTAAATCGGTACATAGAAGAATATAAAGCAGATTATAGTTCGTTTATACTAGACTTTTCTAAAATAATTTTATCAGATGCAAATGCACCATCCAATACATCTTTACACGGACTAGACGTATGGAATACAAATAATAACATAGATATTATAAATAATATATTCAACGATACTAATTGTGTTAATAAAGAAATTCTATTCGATTTGTCTGCTATAACATTTACTCCACTAGAAAAATATGTATATGATTTAGTTTATTTTCATTTTAAAAGAATAGGAGTATATTATGACGAGAAACAAAACACATATAATAAGAATGTATGGGTCTCATATTATGTTAACGGTAATACAAATTATAATGTTAATACAACCCCAAAACCATTTTTAACATTATATACAAACTACACAACCATTAACGACAATGACAATATAAGCGTATTTACGAATTTAACAAGTATGGAACCAAAAAAATTGGAAATATGTAACAGTAACCTATTTGTAACTAAAAACAATAGCAATTTACACTATTCTTTCAACAATAAATATATTAATATGTGTAGTAAGAATACATTAATTATTAATATATGGACTATTAAACCAACACATTTGTCATACAATGACATAAAACCTAATAATAATTCTATTAAATATAAAACTACTAATATTATTGACATTACTCCTCACATATTAAATAAGGAACCCATCTTGGTAAATGAAGACACAATATTAAATATGATAAATGATGTGTTCATTGTAAATAAAAATAATAGTCTTAATTCATATTTGCTGGATGATAAATATGCTATTATCAAAATAAATGAAATAGAATATAATATATCTAGTTTGCTGCAAACCCAGCTAGTGTTTGATGTTGATAATACTATTTAATAATAGATTAACACGTATATTTTATGCATTATATTATGTAAATAACTATTTACACAATAAGTATGAAGATAAATGAACAGTTGTTTTATTTATTGCTTATACATTATAATCTTTATTTTTCGGTTGAAAAAAAGAATATTTGTATTAGCCTCCCATCATTTATGTCTGTCCCAAAATAATTATTTGCGCCGTGACATTGACTTGAACGATATAATACCAATCTATTAAATACATTTCCTATAATATCAATTACTTTCCATTTATTTCTATCATATCTATCGTTAAACGGAATATCTCTGTCTTGTATATTATCCTTGTTGTATTTTACTATTAATGTGCCAGATTGTTTTGGAGGATTCTGATTTAAATATAATACACCGACCCATTGAAACTGTCTACGAGATTCTTGGGTGTCACCACTATATAATGTATCGTAGTGAAACCAACTAGTTTGCGTTGCAATTGAATAATTAAATGCGCCATTAAATGGGTCTCCTATGAACTCTTTTCGTTTTTCACCTGGTATATAAAAATTATAAATTCTTCCAGCAAAAGGATAAAGTACATTTTGTATTTTATTATAAATTTCTATATTGGCAAATGATGTTGAATGGTACCTAGGTAAGTGACAAGATTCATACGTTTCATTTAATGCAAATTCTCGAACATCTAGTGGATTCTTATAAAAATTATCAACAATTATATATGATAATTCCGACATAATAAAATAAATATAAAAACGATTTTATATTATTACATATATAATTAAAAACAAAAAATCTGTATTAATCTAGCGTCGTCTTTGTTATTCCCAAAATAACCTAATGATTTATGGTATTGGTCTGCGTTAAAAATAACAAGTCTATTATAAACATTACCAATCTGTGTGTTTAGTTCCCATTTTGTATCGTCGTGACGATATTTGCGTTTTAAATCATTTCCAAGTGCAGTTTCATCTATACAGTCTTGAATTCCATTTTCATATTTAAAAAACCCAGTTCCAGCGGAATAAGGTGCATCGGGCGTTAAATATAATATTGCTGCCAGTTTTTCTTTCCTATAATTATCAATATTATACCAAGACCGTTGGTTAACAGTATTGTACTGAAAATGAAATTTAATTGGATTATTGTGGCATATCGTATTTGAACTATAATAAGTTAAAACATTTTTCATATAGATATCAATTTCTCTATTGAATAGTGGGTGTGTACTAACACCTGGATGAAAATTGTCTGGATAATAGTCTTGTTCTAATGCAAACTTGCGAACAACATCAGGATTTGTATAAAAATTATCAATCACCAATGCACTGCAAGATAATTCATTATTCATACCAAGCTCGAACAACGGATTTTTTTCGGTTGAACTCATTGTATGTAAATATATTATGTTAATATGTAGTAAGTTATACCAAAATATAAAATATTATATTTAAGTTATTATCAACGATATTTAACAAATGTTCAAAAACAACAATAACAACCCGTGTTTTATCGACCCATTAGACCAGTTCATCACTATTTCCAGTGGGAAATTTATAAAAAATTTTGCAAGAAGAGGCACCCAAAGTTGCATTGCGAAATAAAATGTCGGTCCCCCCGCTATTATCAATAGTAGTGACTGTACCACCATGCACTGTGTTAGAATACAATTGAATAGAAAATCCAGGCAAAACGAGGATTTGTGCATCTTTATCGTTCAAAATATCTGCCATACCACTGCTATTAAAACTCAGCATAGAAACATAAATCGGAATAATGCCACTGACGCCGCCTATCCCGCCACCTATCGACCCACGAAATATGTACGCGCCAGGGAAAAACGGCACATTTTTGCTCCCTATTACATTAATATATGGAAAAGTGGTTAGATTATTAGACATAGTATTTGTTGTATATAGAATAACAAATATTATAATTCGTATAAAATAAGTAACCACCCTATACATATACACAGTAACAACTAAATTGTAATATATTTGACCAAATGTACAATACAATAAGACCAACCAAAATAGTTTTGGTTAAATGGCAACGTATCGTGATGATTGCTCCAATGAAACCATTGTTGATGTAAAGTGTTTCTTAACCAAATTGTGGTAATAACGGTAATGGCATATAGGCGCTGAATATTCGATTGTTTAAAATACAATCAAAACGGAACGGCAATAATACAAATACCAGAACCGCCACTGCCGCCTGCTGTTCCAGCAAAACCAGCGCCCCCACCCGAGCCGGTATTGGCGGTTGCGCTGGAGTATCCTGCCCCGCCACCACCACTCCCCCCGCCACCTGCATTCCCGCCAGAGGTTGAATTCATTCCTCCTCCACCGCCAGCAAATAATCTGCCGCCAGTTACAGTCCAGGCTCTGCCAGCCCCCCCAGCCCCTGCACTGCTCAAATATGCCCCATTACCACCTACTGCTCCCGCTCCGCCGCCTCCGCCGCCACCATATCCGCCACCGACACCAGAACCGCCTCGGAATGATGACGAAATAATATTGGTAAATAAAGAGCCAGTTACCGTATGAGCTGTGATAGTTGCCGCGCTATTAGCACCGGTTCCACCGCCAGTAGACCCAAAAGATTGGTTATTGCCTGTCGGCTGGTTTACTGACCCGCCACCGCCACCTCCCCCTGCGTTTAATGTAGCGACACCGCCAACACTACGTGTAATAGAGCTAACGCTACCAACTAACCCCGGATTATTTGAGTTAGCTCCTCCCCCAGCACCCCCAGCACCAACAGTTATGGTAAATGTATCACCAGGAGCCGCAGTAAAACTCGTAGTTACAACTGAACCAGCACCGCCCCCAGCTGCGCCGGTGTTACCATTAAAGTAATTTCCTCCACCGCCGCCTCCGCCGATTAAGAGACATTGAATATTAGATACATTGCTACTTCCTGTAAATGAAAGCGTACCCGTTGAACCAGTGTAAAATTCATAAACGTGGTAATAAGTTGTACCAAATGCTATATCATAAGTAGTTATTGCGTAGTTAGATACAGTTACAGTTGACCCGTTAAAAAGGGCTACAGAATCACCAGGATCTTGAATAAGGGTATTATTAAAGTATAGTTTTATAGAAGATGCCTGATTCTGAGGAGAAGGACTCAAGTAATTGATCGGAACAACGCCAGTAGTATTATCTCCGGTAAATAATATGCCTGAGCTATAAAACGCACCAGCATAAACTTCCAGTTTATATCCAGGCATAACGGTCCAGTAATCATCAACATCATTAATACTAATTGTCGTCGCCGCGCCAGAACTAGATCGGGCGGTTAATGCTGTAAAGTTTGACAGAGATGTAAAGAACGGATAGCACGACAGGATGGACGTAGAATTACCATTATACATAATCGCCCCATATCCAATCCGTTGTACCAGAGAATTGAAAAACGGCATGGTGTACTATAATATACATTCACTGATATTTTAATCCAAATGTAAATCCGAATCCCCCTGCCCTGTGAACATTATATCCAACCAAATATAATATAATATTCAATAAAACCAATGAGAAATAAGGCAACTAACTGAGAAAATATTTGCTTAAAATACGACCGTCACACATAATTAAAATGGAACTGGTGGTATTCGCCACGTTAATGGTAATATTCAAAGGAACTGTTCCAAATTCGTTATCATAATAACGGTAGGTAGGAGTCTGTGTAAATAGGTTCTCTTCATCATACAAGTTGTTGTAAATACAAATAGAATATCCAGGCATCAAAATGTAGAAGTCATCTCCATCATCGGGCCAAACATTCGCCGTACTACTCCCAGTAAAGACATTCAAATCAGGAACACTTTTATAAATAGGAAACGTGGCGTTAGACACAAAATTATTAGTCGCCCCTCCATTCAACCAAAACGCCGCGGGCATAATCGGAAATTGAACATTATTCGTAATGTAACTGTATTCGCCAGGGGTTTGCGTATTTTTATTCGGCGCAACCGCGTAAAGAGTAATTTCGGGATAATATGCATAAGCAGTGTGATCAATATAGGTTACCGCGCTATCAATAACATTTTGAATAATACCATTGGGAATAGAGTAATCGGATAATTTGAAATGGGGAATGGCAGAAGCGGCGGAATAATAAGAGAACGTGCTAGGTGCAGTGTTTCCCGCTTGATTGGTACTAAAATAAGCCAAAACAGCATAAGTGGTTAAACTGGCAGGCAGAGCAACGGAAGTTAACTTTGGGCAAAAGTAAAACGCACCAGTGCCGAATGAAGTAACATTTTTGGGAATACAAATAGAAGTGAGACGGTTAGAAGCCTGAAACGACCAGGCGACAATCGTTGTTAAACTATCAGGCAACGCTAAATCAATAATATTGTTACCTAAAAATGCCCCTTGTCCGATAGTAGTGCAAACACTATCTGGATGAAACGATAGATAGGTGAGATTTGTGCATCCATTGAATGCAGAGAAGCGAATGTTGGTAACTGTCTTAGAAATGGCGACGGAGTAAATCCTAGAAGTATTAGAATTATTATAGCAAATCTCGGCCTCAACATTGATAACATTCGTGCTAATGTCCAAATGAACCAAGCCAGTAGTTCCAGAAAGAGCGTTTGTAATATCAGATGCAGTCAACGTGCCCTCAGAACTAGCCGCAACTGTAATAAACGTACAACCGAGTTGTGATTGCCGATACCGAATATACATATTATTAATTTGAGAAATGGTTAACTTGGATGGGTTCAGAGTATTGGTCAATGTTAACGCGGGAATAACTTGAACCGAACCTAGGGAAACGCCTGGGAAATAA